CTTTCGGGAACCTTCTTCACCCTCGGATTCCTTCGAAATGGTGGATGTAGACTTCTCTCCCGAAACGAATGAAGCAATCGAAGGGTGGCTCTACGAGAAGCTGCGCAGCTACGTGGACGCGCACGCAAACCTGCACAAGTCCAAAATACCTAAATGGCGGAGGTTATACCTTGGACAGCCGCAAGCAGAAACCAAGTCGTTCCCCTGGCCGAACTGCTCGAACATCGTCATCCAGGTTATCGGTGACCGTGTGGACACCCTTACCGCAAGAGTGCTCGGTTATATTTTCGCCACATCTCCGCTCTGGCATTATATGTATCCCGCCAATACAGCCAACCCCCAGGAAGCCGAACGTAAACGCTCAATCCTCGAAGACTTCATGGATATCATGGGATACGAACCGGGAGAGCTCGACCTCTACCGCGTCTACGGACAGTGGTTCACTGACGGAGCTAAACTCGGTACCAGTTTCGTGGGCATCAACTGGAAAAACATGGTTGAAGCCGTTTCAACCGGATACACCACCAGTAAGCAGGGCAAAAAGAAGCGCAACTTCGACGAAGAAACGATGTACGAAGGGCCGTCCGTAGACAAGCTATCGCACGAAGATGTGATGATGGATGCCGCGGCGCAGACGGTGGAAGCCTCGCGCCTGGTGACCAAGAAATGCCCGCTCACGCGCTACGACCTGCAAGAAAGAGTTTTCGACGGGTTCTACTCCAAAGAAGCGGTGGATGCGATCATCGGGAATCCCGACCGGCAAGGACCGTCGCTCAATTCGGCCAAGGAACAGAGAAAGCAAGGCGTGACGCCGATTCAGTCTTCGGTGAACGCAGAATGGGACGTGTATGAATGCTACTTTCCGTGGTTTCACCAAGGACGGAAGTTTAGACTCATCTACAGCTACCACCTATCCACTCGCACGGTTCTGCGAAAAGTGTTCAACTTCCTCCCCGGAAACTTCACACCTATCGTCAGAACCAAACTCGGCTACCGCAACGATGGCGCCTACGGACACGGATTCGCCGAACTCCTAGAAAAGTACCAGCAGGAAGCCACAGACATACACAACAACAGGATTGACAACTCGACGCTGGCGAATTGCCGCTTCTGGCGCTTCTCGCCTTCCGCTGTGAATTTAGGCTCGCAGCTGGAGATATTCCCTTCCGGGGCGATTACGGCCAACAAGGATGAAGTAGAAGCCATGCAGATGGCGGATGTCTACCAGTCTAGTTTCCAAAACGAAACCATGATTCTGGAGCTCGCAGACCAACGTTCCGGAATTGCTCCCGCGGTAAGCGGCTCAGGTACAGGTGGCCCGACGAAAGGCAAAGGGAATCCGTACAGTTCGATGGGCACACTCGCCATGATGCAAGAAGGGAACCATCGAACGAACTTAGCCACATCGGATTTTCGGCACGCTCATCAGCTGGTTGGCTCACGGCTGACTGCAATGTACGCTAAATTCGGGGTAGGCGGTAGGGAAGAAATATTCGGCAAGGACGCGAAGTATCTGCTCAAGGCGCTAGCGGAGTTTGCTGCGCACCGTTCACGCATCCCCATACGCAGTACTAGTGCTTCTATCAACAAGGAAGTCGAGAAGCAGAACGATATGCTCATGGTGGGCCTGATTCAGCGCCACTACACCGCCCAAGCACAGCTGATGCAGGCCATAACCAATCCCATGATTCCGCCGCAAGCCAAGGATTACTTGCTGAAAGTGCTGGGCGGGGCAGACAGGCTGATCTACCGCATCATGCGCGATTTCGGCTACGACCAACCCAAAGACTTCATACCCGATGCGACAGAAACAGTTATGCCGCAGCAAGGAGAACAAGATGGCGGAGCGCAGCCGCAGCAAATCGACCCGCGGGCCGCAGCCCTCATTGCCGCACGGAGCTCCATGGGCCAACCTCCGCTCCCATCCGGCGCAGACCAAGGAACTGCTCAAGTCCCCGGCATGGGCGGACCTCCTGGCGGACCTCCAGGAATGGCGCGTTAAGCAGGTACAAAACCTCATTCACGGGCATCCTGACGCGCAAGAACTGGGCAAGATACAGGGCGTCATCACATTTATTGACATCCTCTCCAATCTTTCCTTCTAAAATTCTCTTGACAGCCTAATTCGTAGTACGTACAGTACCCGACGTTGAGAGGTACTAGAACCGTTGTGGCCTAACAACAAGAAAGAAGAACCTCCCGCCGTGAAGCAGGAAGGTGAGAAGCCGCCACAGGCTCCTTCCGCCGAAGAACTGCTCGCTAAAATGGGCGAGTTGCTTTCACCTCTCTCAGCAAAAATGGATTCCTTTGCAGAACGTCTTGCTGCCGCAGAAGAAGCCCGCAAGCCAAAAGAGCCAGTAAACACAGAGATTCCCTCCGTGCTGGACAACGAGGATGCCGCATTCAATCAGCGGCTTACTCCCCTAGCCGTTGAGACGGTGAATCTGCGTTCGCGCATGATCGAACGCGAAGTGCTCGATGAACTCGAAGGCTTCTCTGAATTTCTCCCCGAGATCCGTAAGGAACTAGCCAACACGAACGTGCAAGTAAAGGCTATGCCCAACTACGAAGCCTATGTGCGCAACGTGGTGGACATGGTGGTAGGCCGAGAAGCGCGCAAGGGTGGCCTCAAGCGCGACAAGCAACGCTTTGTTCTGGAAGATGGTTCCAGTTCATCGGACAACACTGGTTCTAGTACTCAGTCTCAGGAAGACAGAGACTTCCTCAATTTCCACGTCACTACGGGCAAGGGCAAGGTAGTGACCCGCGGGGAGTACCTGAAGCGCATTGGCATTGACGTATCCAATCCCGAAGAACTGAAGAAGGTGCGCGAAACGTGGGCGACCGTGCAGGTAGTGAACTAGCATGACTATTACCAACAAGACGGTGCGGGACGCGCAGGCGAACCTCCAAGAAGACCTCGATCTGGGCGCGAAGACAGAAGGCAAATTCAGAGAATCCATAGCCACAGGCAAGAACGTAAGGCTCCCTTCCGGACAGTGGCTCTCTCCCGAAGCGCAAATCATGTTCGACAAGTCGATTGTGGCCCGTGACATTGGGGCGCCGGCGCTCGAGGAGATACGCATCAAGAACCTCTCTTTCCACTATTACTGGGGGAATCGGCTGGCGGGGGCTGGAGCACGCTACGCGCAGCTTAAGTCGATGGGATACACCAACGCCACGCTGGATGATGTTGAGCCAATGGCGGTAGAGATCGAGAAGGGGCAGAGTGAAATACGCTACGGCGACCTGATTCTGATGAAGATTTCGGTCGAGAAGTGGATGGCGCGAGAGAAAGCCAAGATGGAACGCGCACTCGCCCTGCAGCGGCGCACCAAGACCTACTTCGACAAGACTCCCAATCCGGATGTGAACTCCGATGAGTCTCCCGTAATGGTCGATGCGCAGAACCAGTCAGTGGGAGACGCGAAATATTTGCGGCACTATCAACCCACCGCGGCGGAACTTGACGCCAAAATGGGCGCAGATCCAGTAGGAGGGAAATAATCATGGCATTTGCCGTTCCGATTCTTCCTATCTCCACGATCAGCGGCAATCAGTGGAGGCAGAACCGCATCATTGAAGAAGCTGGACAGACGTTCCTTTCCGGGACTCCCGTACAAGTCGATTCCTCGACGGATGGCGGGTTGGCCGTGTGGGACGGTTCGACTATCACAGCCGGCATAGCGGGAATCTCCTACGAGGCAGCTTCGAACCTTGGCTCGACTGGCTCCGGAGCTCCTGTTCCGCTCGCTCCCTTTACCGGAGTGGGCGCGGTAGCGGGTACCTTCGGCTCCGTTCCCAACCAGTCCTCGGCGAAGAACATCGCGCACGGCGCTCCGCTCAACGATGGACGCTGCGGACTCTCTGAGAATGTGGCTGACACGGTATTCTCTGCCGCCTTCGGCACCACGGGAGTAGCCACCACTCCGCTAGTAACGGATGTGGGCAAGGCTTATGGGATGACCAAGGAAACCGCGTCTGGGTACTGGTACATCGACAAGGCTAAGACGGGCGGCTCCGCAGTGGCAACGGTTGTGGCGCTGGACAATCGCGCTACGGTTGCGGCCGGAACGCAGGTACATTTCACTTTCTTGCCCGTTACGCAGCAGATTCCGGGCAGCTGATAAGTTCCTAAGTTGTAGATAAGGAGAAACTTACCGTGCCAATGGTGAGAGGTCAATTTGCACAACTCCTAGCCTCAGGAGTGCACCACAATCTCGTTCAATTCCTCGATTACCAGATGCGCGAGCAGGAGTACACGCGCTGGATGAACGTGGAAAACTCGGAGCAAGCCTTCGAGGATGAAGTGGAGTATGCGGGTGTCGGGGTGATGCCGGAAAAGCCGGAAGGCTCCGCAATCATCTACGACGATCTGATCCAGGGCGGCACCAAGCGGTACTTGCACCTCTCCTATGGACTCGGTTCGCGGGCATCCTGGGAACTGATCGAGGATGACAAGTACGGAGTCATCAAGCAGGCGCCAAAGGCGCATTCACGCTCCGCTCTATTCATCCGCGAGCAGGTAGCAGCGAACGTATTCAACCTGGGCTTCTCCTCAGTCACCACCACAGACGGCCTGTCGCTGTTCAATACGGCGCATCCCTTGCTTGGCGGGGCGAACGCCACGAACGTAGGGCCGGGAGTAGCGAGCGTTATCACCGCTACCGGAACCTATCCGAACCGTCCCACTCCTGACGTTGACCTGTCATTTACCGCCATTCAGACCATGATTACGCAGTTTGAGCGCCTGATCGACGCGCAGGGCATACCTATCCGGTTCAAGCCGCGCTGGGTGCTGATTCCGCCGGAACTGAAGTTCATAGCCCGCGAGATTCTGGGCAGTGCAGGGCGTCCCTACACAGCGGACAACGAACTAAACTCCCTGCTGGGCGAGGATCTTCAGTTCCAGATTTGCCACTACTTCACCAGCGCGAGCGCGTGGTTCGTGGCTACGGACAAGGAATCGCACCAGGTCAAGTTCTTCGACCGCCATCCGATTGATACGGACTACGACGACGACTTTGATACTCGCTCGACCAAGATGCTCAGCTTCCAGCGATTCTCTGCTGGCGCTACTTCCTGGCCTGGAGTGTGGGGATCTAACGGTCCATAGAAAGCGGGGTAGGGAATGAAGGGAATGAAGAAAAAGGGCAGAAAGATGCCCAAAATTAAAGTGAAGATGGAGAAGTAAGGGGGACGAAGCGTGTCAGCGAACCTTACCTTGACTCATTTCCCGTATGGTGTCTATTCGGGCGAGACGGATATTCAAACTCTCCTTGCCGGGGCGACCACAGGAATCATCCTGACTGCGGGAATCACGGCGGCAGGTTCGGGATATGCGGCAAACGACACAGGTACTATTACCACTGGAAACGGCAATGCCACCTACAAGGTGCTGACTGTTTCAACGGGCGCGGTAGCCACCTTCTCGATTACCTTTGGTGGCTCAGGATACTCAATTGCCACAGGCCAGGCTACGGCAGTAGGGGGAGCGCAGCCTGGAGTTGGCACGGGCTTTACAGTCAACGTGACGGCAATCGAGTCTGGGGATGTGCTGCAGACCAAGCTGCCCAATGGCTTGTTCGCACCGACTGGCAGCTACATCATTACGGCAGCCATCATTGACGCTATCTCGCTCGCGCTGCCTCTAGCTGGGCAGGGATTCCAGGATGGGCGCATTATCCGTATCATTTCGACTACCGCCTTTGCGCACGTAGTGACCACGCCGGCAAATGGAATCAATGGCGCGAACCACATTCTCACCTTCGGCGGTGCGGCCGGAAACTCGGTTACGCTTGAAGCGTATAATGCTTCCTGGTACGTGTTGAGCCTCAACGGAGTGACCGTTTCGTGATACACGAGATCCGGATTCACGAAGACAAGACCGAGAAGTACCAGTACCACGTTATGTGCAACTGCCATGTGGAGGGACGCTTCGTGGTTTTGGCCGAAGCGCGTTCGTTCGCTTCGCTTCACGCCATGAACCAGAAGGGTGTGAACTCCGCGAACATCACAGACGAAACAGACAAGAAGCCTGCGAAGTCTGCTGCGCCTCCGCCACCTCCCGCGCCTGCCTCAAAAAAGAAGGTGTGACGTGCCACTTTGGAGAGGTGATAGGGAGTACGTCTATCACATCTGTGGAAGGTGCAACAGACGAATGCCCCTTTCGGAGATGGTTTGGCAATATGGATTGCTCGTTTGCCAGTGGTCTGATTGCATTGACACCGCGGTAATCGGTTCACGCGATTTGGCTGTGGCGCGAGCCATGACCGTAGACCGCAAGGAATTGCAGCCTGACCCGAAGCTGTATAACGTGAAAGATCCGGCTGCGGACTTGAACACAGTTCCTTATTCGCCCGAGGCTACTGAATGAATTTAGCATCGAATCCCTGGAGCTTCACATCGGCCGATGTAGTGACCGCGACTCCTTCTGCGTCTCCCGCAGGACTCATCTCAAGCGCGGGCGGAGCGGTCCTGCTGACTACCACGGGTGCGCATGGTCTCGTAGCGGGCAACTTCATAACCATCATCAATCCCACGCTGGGAACCTATAAGGGCTTTTACAAGGTGCTCGACGTTCCTACGACTACGACTGCGCACTTGCTGAGTCCATCGCTACTAAATTCAAGCACTATTCTGGCGGCTTCCGGGGGCGGAACAGTCATCCTAAATCAGTGGCAGCAGATGGTACGCGCAGAGGATATGTACTGGCTGAATGCCAACGCTGCGGGAGATGAGGTAATCGTACTAGACCGCAACGGCAATCTGGTGTGGGATGCGATTGCGCCGACCGGGGCGCCAGGAAACTATTCGCGCTCGAAGCCCTATTGGATCTCTGGGTTCTCGCTTCAGAAGCTATCGAGCGGAACCCTAACTGTGACGATTAATTAAAATGGGATGCCAAAATACTTCGAGATTCCGTTTGGCGGCGAGTATAAAGGGCTAAACGTCCAGACACCTGAGATTTACCTGGAATCTTCGGAAACCCCCGCAACAAGGAACTTCTGGTTTCGCAACAAGGAATTACGCTCGACTCCTCCTTTCGCGCAAGTGTTCCTTGGCCCGGAACCGCAGAATCCCGTTCTAGGTGTGAATAGCTTCATGGACGCAAACTCTACGATTCACACTTGCGCGTTCACTACACGTGGACTGTGGCAACTCTCTCCGTTTAATAACTTCCCAGCACAGAATCCGTGGCAATTTATCGGCGGTTCGCCGCTTAAAGTAAACACGCCTGTATCCTCTCGGGCATTCGCCAGTTTGTTCTACTACACGAATGGAGTGCCCTACCTGCAATCCTGGGATGGGATAGCTGCCTTGCCAGTGGTTGTATCGCAACTTACCGATGCTTCCTTTGGTGGCACTGGGTCGAGCGTGGGCGGATTGTTTCTCTATGAGATTAACTTTCAACTGTGCTTGCTGAACGTGTTTGTGTTCAATGCGGCAGCGGTTGGTTCGGTTCCCGCAGGCTCGACCACCAACTTCCCGCAACGGTTGTGGTATAGCGCGAACGGAATCCCCAACGTATGGGATCCGACTGTGAATACCAGCGCGGGGTTTGTGGACTTTCTGGATGTGCCTGACCAGTTTACTGGGGTTATGGCACTGGGCGAGATTGCCTACCTGTTCAGGAACAATGGGGTGACGCAGCAGACCATTACGGGCAACGCGCTAGCGCCCTACTACTTCGACCATCTATGGGCCTCGGACAAGGGCATTGGCAACGTCTATCCCTTCTCCATTGCGCAATATGGCTCAGTGGGCGCGTTCATCTCGACGGAGCAGATTTACAAGGTGAGCATCAATGCGTTTGAGGAAATAGGCGGCACGGCTCGCGATGCAATCATGGCGGACTTGGCGGTAGCGTCGAACTCTCCGATAGCGTCCATTATTCCCAACTACGCCTACGGTTTCATCTACTTGACTTATCGCATCTCGATTCCGCTGAAAAATATCTTCACGCGCCACTATGTTTACTCGATTGAGGACAAGAACTGGAGCGTGGAGGAGACGCCTGGGTTGATTGTGAGTGGGCGCCCCAATGTGGTGTGGCGATGAGTTTCCTTGACTTCCTGTTTCCTGGTCCGCCATTCTTCCTTCAACCTATCCCTACGGAGCCTTCTGGCGGGTTCCCTCCCTATTCTCCCAAGGGTGGCGGTGGAAGTCCTCCTAGCGGCGGCAGCGGCCCGAATACACCCAGCGTACAAGCGGCTTCCGTCAATATTCCGACTTCGAATGGGGGCGTGTTCGCGCAGGCGCAGATTGCTCTGTTTCCCTGCTTCAGCGTGCAGAACAACCGCGTCGAGTTTCATTCCTTTGACCCTACGCAGGGATTCAATGACCCTTATGCGGATTCGGAGTATCACTGGCGCGTGGAGCAGGTTGCACCCTACCGGCAAGCCACCGTGCGCAGAATCATTCTCACTTATAGGGATATGGGGCAGGTGGTGGCTACTTTCACGGTTACAGGCTCGAATGACGTGCAGCAAGTTGTGTCAACCTCTACGCCTGTGGGATTCGGGAACAAGATACCCACGGGGCGGCTGATGACTGTTCCGGTTAATTTGCTGCTCACTGCGCTTAATCCGCAAGTATCGGTCTTTCGGGAAAAGAATGAAGGGCCACTGTCGATCGTACAGATAGTTGTGGTTGGCGAAGTGGAAGAAAACGAGCTATGAGGCCGACTCGCTTCACTTTGCCACCTGGGGAGAGGCTATCGAACCATGACCGCATCCTGGCGGGAAACATAGCTTTCGGTAATGGCACGAACACCGACCCGCAGAAGAATATCGACGGGTTCTGGGTAGTGGGGTTGGTTACGCCCGGAACGCCCAATATGGAGTTTGCGGTGCCTTACTCGCTTCCGCAGGGCAGGATAGCGATTGCCTACGATGTGAAGCGCATGAACGCAGCAGCAAACATCTATGATGGCACTACAGCTTGGACGAAGACGCAGATTTTCCTGAAGTGTGATGTGGCGAGCGTGACCATCTCTCTCTTTATTCATTGATTTTGGGGTGTACTAGGACTATAAGAGCGGAGGACCGATGCCGAACCTGAATTCAATTCTGGGAATCACCCTAGTTGGGGTGAATGTTGCGCAGAACCAGACTACGGTAAACATCTCCCTGCAGGGCATCACTCTGCCCACCACGGAATGTTTCTACAATCAGTTCTTTCAAGTCTTGACTACTGGTTCAGCGGTGACGCTGCCTAGCGGCAAGGCGTTTGTGGTGTACGTGCGCAACCTGGGAGGTAACAACATAACCGTGGCCTATACTCCAACGGGAGGCTCGGCGGCATCTTGCGTGCTTACTCCGGTAACGGGAGGATTCGGCGGGGTGTTCATGCTCTATGAGACAGCTGAAAGTGCGGGCGGAATCACGGCGCTCACCTTGACCTCCACAGGCTCGACAACTCCCGCAGAAGTCTATGTTGCGTGGTAACCAATGGGCGCTAATTCTACCTTTCTCGCCAATTTGCAGATGCAGGTTCAGGATGACCTGAACGCCAATCTCATACCTGTAAACCGCATTGTGCCTCAGTTCGTATTCAATTCGATGAACTCGATCGTTTCTGCGTTCTACCAGCGGTTGGCTGCGGGTAACTCGCAAACTGTGTTTGGTGGCGGCGCTATCACTATCGTAGTGCTGTACGTTCGGAATGCAGGGACGGTGGGGAGCATAACTCTAACCATCACCAACGCTTCAGCGGTTACTTTCACGCTTACGCTGCCTCCGGGGGGAATATTCACCTACTTTGCGCCAATTTATCCCCCGCCTGCTGCCGTTGGTATTGAGGCTCTGGTAATTCAGGGGGATGCTACGAACTCGGTTCTTTACGAATTTATCTTTGGGTACTAAATGATTCCTGCGCTTCCATCCACGACGATTGCGGACATGATTCCCGAAGTCCAGCTGATTCTGCAGAACCGCTCGGACGTGGTGAACTACAATCCGGCAGGGTACATCAAGAAGGCGATCGAGGAGCTTACGCTTTCCTACCCTTTCGAGGAGTTGCGCACGGTAGGGCCGCGGCAGTTATTGACCGTCAATCAGTACCAGTACCCGGTTACATTCTTCGTGAATGCGGGAGAGGACTATTCGCAGATTCACGCGCTGAATATCTTCACTGACCCGAACACGAATATCGTAGCCTATCCCATGCACTACGACACGCCCACGGCCATGCAGACGCTCTTGTTCATACCGGGAGGGTTGCCGGCGAAGTGGACGCGTTTTGGGCAAAACATCTGGATAGGGCCGCAGCCCAACCAGCAATACACGGCGTTCATGGTCTACCAGAAGAGGCATCAGTTCAATGACACGAACCTAGCAACATCTCCTGTTTATATGCCTCCTGAATGGAGCGAAATTGTGGAATACTGTGCCGCGTATCGGTTGGCGGCTGGCCCATTGCGCTGGATGGACTTCGCGCAGCAACTGAGGCAGCTTATCTACGGAGATCCGAACGACACCTCGAATCCGGGGCTGATTAAGAGTAGGGTATATCAGCAACAGATGGATGAGCGCATGCACAGCAGGCAGATGACTCCCGTAGTAGGGAAATACTAATGGGCAGCTTTCCAGGACTCGTACCAGGCTCGAATGTGGGAGGGTGGGGTATTTCCGTGCCCTATCAGGCTCAGCAGGGCGGGCAAGCCTCCCTTGGCGGCAACATCAATCCGCTGCTGTCCATCAACACAAGCACAAACAGTTCATTTCCCATGATGCCGCAGAGCGCAGTATCGACGAGCGCAACGAGTGGCTTCCCATCTACGTTTCCTACGAACACGAACACAGGCGGATTCAGCGCGAACTTGGGTGGCTATACATCGGCGCCACTGCCGGGATCTTCGCCTGGGGCAGCACCTCCGGGATTACCTGGTGGTGGTACTGGTACCTTAGGAACAGGTTCTGGGTTTAGTCCTCCTGGGGGAGTAATAGGACTAGGGAACCTAACTCCGAACCAGCAAGACAAGCTGCTAAAGAATCTCAATAACACTTTTGGCAAAGGTTACGGGCCGCTGATTTACAGCTTCTTGCAGGGTGGGGCGGGCTACAACCAGCAAGCGATAAACAACCTGGTAGCTGGATTGCAGCCTGGATTCGAGCGGCAGTCGCAGAACCTTCTGCAACAGTTTAGCGCGGGTGGGAACAGGTTCGGCAGCGGAGCTCAGATTGGACTGGGCGACCTAGCGAGCCAGCAGCAATTGCAGGTGGGGGAACTTGAGACACAGATGTACGAGCAGTCAGTACAGGACTTTATGAATGTGATGATGGGGCTTGCTGCGCCGACTGCAAAGCGCGTGGAAAGCACTCCTAGTCTGTTCGACCAGATAGCGGGAGGGATAGGCGCGGCCGCAAGCATTATCGGCGCTCCGTTTACAGGTGGAGCATCCCTGCTTGGCCTTGGGCCAAGTTTAGGTAAGATCGGCGGCGGTGGTGGTGGGAGCACCTATGGTGGCATGGGAGATTACGCGGGAATTGACCAAGGCGGGATACTGGGCGATATTCCATTCTCTGGATATGGGCCTGGGACTACGCTGGCTGGCTAAATAAATGGCTATTCAAGGTCCAATTGATCTACGCAACATGCTGGGAGGGCCGAACATCCGGCAAGCACCCATTTCTGTGCCTATCATCAGCGGTGGTCCGGATGACCAAACCACACAGTTGATTCAGCATATTCTTCAGCAGCGGCAGCAGCAGCTTGCGCAGCCTGTTCCCGCACCGCTTCCCCAGCGAGCACCGCAGGCAGAAATGTGGCAGGGAAAAGGTTCGGGAGTGCATAACCTAGTTACAGGCGTTGCGACGGGAATTCAGAACGCGGTAGCGCAGCACAAGGCTGGGCAGATGGCGAAGGCGGAAGCGGACTGGAACCAGCTAGTGACTGCGATGCAGTCGGGGAACCAGGCTGCGCTCAACGCGATCATGCAAGATTCCAAGAAGCTAAAGAACATGGCTAAGGCGCTGAACCAGGACTGGCTGAATCCTGAAAAGACGGACGTGTACCGCGAAGCGCTAAAGAACGTAATGGCGCAGCAACAGCAAAAGGGCGAAGCGGCGCAAGGAATGAAGGCGCTGGTCGGGAACTTGCTGCACAAGAATAAGCAGCAAGCAATGGCATTGCAGAGAGTTATGGGTTCGCCAGAGCAGCAGCAAGCCATGCAGAAGGAGATGCTGGCGAAGGCTCCGATGGGCGGTGCGCAGGAAGACCCTAAGACCTTGTTAGAACTAGTGCGCATCATGGGTGAGCGAGAACATTGGAAAGCTGAAGAAGGCATTCATAAACAGGAAGCAGAGTGGCGCCATGGGGACCGTGTTGACAACTTG